GCAGGTATATGGACACTTCTTATCCGCTACCTATTGCGGTAAAGAAATTAGTTAAGATGCAAGAGAAGAAAGGTGATTGCGTTATTATTTGGGCGTGTCTTGATGGCATTGTTTATGGTAAGTATAGAAAGTTAAAAGGAGAAATTTCTTTTGGTGGAATAACAAAACCAAGAGAGGGTAGCACAAATGATAGAGAGTTGATGGCTTATTACGATAAGCAAGAAGAACTAAAAACTTTAAAATATTAGAAACAGAACAAAAACAGAATGAGCAAAGAAGATTTAATACCTTTTAAAAAAGGACAAAGTGGTAACCCAAACGGTAGACCCAAAGGCAGAAAGAATAGAAGCACAATAGCTAGAAGGTGGTTAGAAGTAAACCAAGAATTAAAGAACCCGTTAACCTCAGAATTGGAAACGATGAGTCAAGAAGACCTAATGACTTTAGCTTTAATTAAGAAAGCTAGGAACGGAGATGTAAACGCTTATAAGGTTTTAATGGATTCGGGTTATGGATCACCTGTGCAGCAAATAGAACAAACCAATATTGAACAACCTTTATTCCCCGATGCTAGTACGGACAACGGCGATTAATAAAATAATAAAACTAAAGAAAAGAGTTAAGATAATTCAAGGTGGAACATCTGCAGGTAAGACTTTTGGGATACTACCTATTTTAATTCACAAAGCTGCTGATACTCCTAATATAGAAATATCAATAGTCGCTGAGTCTATACCACATTTAAGAAGAGGAGCATTAAAGGACTTCTTAAACATAATGAAATGGACAGGCAGGTATTTTGATCAAAGGTTTAATAAATCGTTTCTCAGATACGAGTTCGCCAATGGCAGTTACATTGAATTTTTTAGTGCTGATGACTCATCTAAATTAAGAGGAGCAAGAAGAGACATTCTTTATATTAACGAATGCAACAACGTTGATTTTAATTCTTATAATGAACTTGCTATAAGAACTAAACAAGAAATTTATTTAGACTTTAACCCTGCGAATGAGTTTTGGGTTCATACTGAATTAAAAGATGAAGGAGATAGTGACTTTCTTATTTTAACATACAAGGATAACGAAGCACTTGATGAAAGAATCGTAAAAGAAATAGAAAAGAATAAACTAAAAGCAAACACTAGTTCCTATTGGGAAAATTGGTGGAGGGTATACGGAGAAGGTTTAGTCGGAATGCTTGAGGGGGTTGTGTTTAGTAATTGGAAAGTAATTGATAAGATACCCGATGAAGCTAGATTATTAGGTTACGGAGTTGACTTCGGATACTCGATTGATCCAAGTTCTATTATTGAAGTTTATAATTATAATGGGGAAAGGATTCTAAATGAGATTTGTTATGAGACAGGTTTAGTTAATACTGATATAGCAAAGATGTTACAAAAGAACGTAATCGCTTATGCTGATAGTTCAGAGCCTAAAAGCATAGAAGAGATAAGAAGAACGGGGCAGGTAATTAAGGGAGTAAGGAAAGGAGCAGATTCAATTAACTTTGGAATACAGATAATGCAATCACAAAGCTATTTAGTAACATCTAAGAGTATTAATTTAATAAAAGAGTTAAGAGCATACTGTTGGGATAAAGATCGCACAGGGAAGCAGCTAAGTAAACCTACGGATTCATTCAATCACGCAGTTGATGCGGTTAGGTATCACGAGATGGAAAGTCTAGGTAAGGGTGCTAATTTCGGTAAATACACAATTAGTTAAATATTTATTATAAAATTTTTGTTTTATAAATAAATTAACTGCATCTTTGCTTTATAATTAAAACAAACAGATATGGAAACTTTAACAATTAACAATTTACAATCACCTGCTTACCTAGAAGCTAAAGGGTTATCTAAGGTTTGGGAGGCTTACGCAGAAGAATGTGCTTCTGAAGAAATAATGGAAATAGGTTTTAATCCTAATTCGGGTTATGTTTATATTGCCTTAGAGAACGGTATTCAGATTTGTTCTGCTTTTGGTCAGAGTGTTGAGTATATTACTTTTGATCCAACAGGAGAGAACGAAATGTTCTTTGATGATTTTCAAGATATTGTTGAATATTTAGATTGATAAAAAATGAAAAATTTATTTACAGACAACGAATTAGAAGAAATTCTTAATGATTTAAAACCTATTGAAATTCCAATGGGAGATGATGAAATTCATAGGGAAGAATTATATTGGAGTGTTGGTTGCATTGAGATTTATGCGGATGTTATTTGCGTAAGGAAAACAATTGATGATCCCGAAACTTATGAAGAGTATGGATATATGCGAACAGACGATGGGACTTATGAGTATTTGTATGAGATAGATGAAATGTCTATCTATTGCAATGATGAAGTATGTTCGAACTATAAGCAAAGAGATAAATTTATTATTCCTTTTTTGAACAATTTAATTAGTGTTTATTGATATGGAACAGATACAAAGATTACACGATCTACAGTATTGGAGCAACGTTCAACTGTGTGGGGGTTTAGTTAGGAATTGGATTAAGATTAAACCCGACAACGAAGAGACTAAAGCAATGATGAAAGCATTAAATGAAATGAGTTTCTATGTTGCTAGATTGAAAGATGATTCAGATAAAAAAGATAAACTACTAATTGAATACAAGATGGAAAGAAATAAGTGGTTTTCAAAGGCAATGGAGTTTCAGAAAAAGTTTGAACACGCATCAAAAGAGATATTAGGATTTTAGTTTTTTGTTTTAGTTGGTTAATTTAGGCAGTCAGAAATGGCTGCCTTTTTTTATGCTTTATAAAATCACTTAAAAAATACGTTACAATATTATGAAAGCGAGTATTACTATTCCAAACCACTTATCAGAAATAACACTAAAGCAGTATCAAGACTTCGTGAAAATAAAAACCGAAGATGAATATTTACTGCAATGTAAAATGATTGAAATCTTTTGCAACGTGCCTTATAAAGATGTGTTAACAATTAAGCTATCAGATGCGGAAGAAATTACAAACACTTTAAATGGGATGTTTTCTGATAAACCTAAGTTGGTTCAGTCATTTAAAATGAACGGTAAGAACTACGGATTTCACCCCGATCTTCAAGACATGACTCTTGGAGAATATATTGATGTTGACACTTTTATTGGTGATTGGGAAAAAATCCATACGGCTATGAATGTTTTATACAGACCTATCAAACAAAGATCGGGAGGTAAGTATATAATTGAGGAATATAACCCCGAAGGTAAAGATCAGATGCTTGATATGCCTTTGGAGGCAGTCATTAGTTCTGTTTTTTTTTTGTTTCATTTAGGGATGGATCTGTCTCTGCTCGTTACGAGTCGTTATTTAGCGGAGGAGGAAGCAGGGAAACAACCTCAGTCGCAGCAGGGTTCGGACAAAAGTGGGGATGGTTTAGTTCAGTATACGAACTCGCTCAAGGAGATATTACAAGATTTGAAAATATCACTAAATTAAACATACACGAATGCTTAACTATGTTGTCATTTATAAAGGAAAAACAAGAGGCAGAATCTCAGCAAATTAAAAACAAAAAATGAGCGATCAAGGAATAAGGGGTTACTACCAACTAACGGAAACAATAAAAGACAGTTTGTTATCCGATGTTAATACAAGAACCGTTACGCAGGGAAATCTTGAAGAAATTAATTTAGAGAAACAAGACATCTTCCCACTTGCTCACATAATGGTAAACCAAGTAAGTCAAGAAGACGGAGTGTTAAGATTTAATCTTAGTATTTTAAATATGGATATCGTTGATATAAGCAAGGAAGAGACAACCGATTTATTCAGAGGGAACAACAACCTACAAGACATACTAAACACGCAGCTATCAGTCTCTAATAAGCTAATACAAGTACTAAGAGGAGGCACGTTACACCAAGACAAATATCAATTTGATGGAAACGCAACTATGGAGCCGTTCTATGATAGGTTTGAGAACGAACTAGCAGGATGGACATCTACGTTTGATGTCTTAATATACAACGATATTAGACATTGCTAATGACACTAAAAGAAACAAATCAAGTATTAAATAAATTTGCTAAATATGTAGTTCAGCAAAGCAAAAGCAACCTAACTAAAGATGGTAAAGGAGGTGGTTCGTTGTATAAATCTATTGCTTACGATTTAGATCAAGAGCAGAACGCTTTTCTTTTAGATTTCTTAATGGAAAACTATGGTACGTTTCAAGACTTAGGAGTAAAGGGTGCAAACCCTAGTTTAGTAAAGAACGGTATTCAGAAAGCACCAAGAAGTCCCTATAGATACAAGTCAAAAAGACCTCCATTAAAACCTTTAATGCAATGGGCAAAAATGAAAAAGATAAGATTTAGGGGCAAAGACGGAAAGTTCAGAAAAGGAGGTTATAAGACTATCGGGTTTTGGTTGCAAGAAAGAATTTTTGCACAAGGATTAAAGCCGA